TTAAACAGTTAAGAGAACAAGCAGAGCAAAACCGAGTAGCACAGTCTTTGCAAGCTCTCTCACAAAAGCATCCTGATTACCTAGACGTAGCAAACTCAGCTGACTTCGGTGAGTGGGTTAAAGCTTCTAAGGTTAGATTGAATTTGTTTGCTGCTGCACAGAACTATGATGTTGATTCAGCTGATGAACTTTTAAGTACTTACAAAGCTCTTAGAGGTGTATCACAGCAAAAGTCACAAGCTGCTGCTGAGGAGCTAGTCAACGCAGAGACTAAGCAACGTAAACAAACAATCAAAGCTGCATCGGTGCAATCCGGTGGTTCGGGCGAAACGTCTCAAAAGATATTCCGTAGATCAGATATTTTACGTTTAATGCAAACTGATCGAGCAAGATACCTAGATTTAGAACCTGAGATTCGTCAGGCTTATGCTGAAGGTAGAGTGCGAGGTTAGTACTTTATTAATAATTAGGAGAATTAAAAAATGGCTTTAGGAACAAATCATCAAACAATTACAACCGGTGCTAAGTTTATTCCAGAAATCTGGAGTGACGAGGTAGTTGCAACCTATAAATCAAACTTGATCGCTGCAAACCTTATCAAGAAGTTGTCTTTCAAAGGTAAGAAAGGTGATTCACTACACATCCCTAAACCGGGTCGTGGATCAGCAAACGCTAAAGCAGCTTCAACAGAAGTTACTTTGAATACAGATACAGCAACTGAAGTTATCGTTAACATCGATCAACATTGGGAATACTCTATCCTTATCGAAGACATCGTTGAAGCACAAGCTCTTGCTTCTATGCGTCAGTTCTACACTGATGACGCTGGCTACGCTTTGGCTCGTAAAGTAGACTCATTGCTATTGCAATTAGGTCGTGGTGTTAACGGTGGTGACGGTACTGCTGCTTACACTGGTGCTTATTCAGGTGCTGACGGTACAACTGCTTACACAGGTACTGCAGGTGCTTTGACTGACGCAGCTATCCGCCGTTCTATCCAACGTTTGGATGACGCTGACGTACCAATGGACGGTCGCTTCTTGATCGTTCCTCCATCAACACGTAACACTTTGATGGGTATTGCACGTTTCACTGAGCAAGCTTTCGTTGGTGACGCTGGTTCAAGCAACACAATCCGCAACGGTGAAGTTGGTAACGTTTACGGTATTCCAGTATTCGTAACTAGCAACGCTGATGCTGCAACTGATGGCGATCGTATCTGCTTGTTAGGTCACAAGGACTTCGCAGTTCTTGCTGAGCAAATGGGTGTACGTACTCAGACTCAGTACAAACAAGAGTACTTAGGTACATTGTTCACAGCTGACACATTGTTCGGTGTTAAAGAACTTCGTGACGGTGCTGCAGTAGCATTGGCTGTACCAGCTTAATAGCTGAATGATTGATCCCTCTTCGGAGGGGTCTTTCTTAAGGGCTCTACGGAGTCTTTAATAAAGACAAGGAGTTTCAATGGCTAGGTTTAAAGATACAGCAACTGGTAATATATTTGAGTTTACTTCAGAGCATGACATTCAAACAATGCGTAAGCACCCTGAGTACACAGAAGTAATAGAAGAAAAAGAACAACCAGTATTAAAGAAACCTTTAACAACGAAAAAACAATTAAAGGAAGTTTAAATGGCAATTTATCGTGGTGCAGGTGGAGCTGGTGATGCAGTAGCAGATTCTTCAAGTGAAGCGGTTATAACTGTTCAAGCTAAGAATGAAGCATTAGCTGCACAAGCTGCTGCTGAAGCTGCTAGAAACGCTGCTCAACTAGCTGAAACTAATGCCGAATTAGCTGAAACTAATGCAGAGACTGCAGAGACTAACGCAGAGACTGCTGAAACTAATGCTGAAACTGCTGCTGCAACTGCAACAGCTGCTAAAGATATTGCTGTTACTCAAGCTACGAATGCTGGTTATTTAGCTTATGATGCAAGTGTATCAGAATCTAATGCTGCTGCTTCAGCTAGTGCTGCTAGTACTTCAGCTTCTAACGCTGCAACATCCGCAACAAGTGCTGGTAGTTCAGCATCTGCTGCTTCTACTTCTGCAACCAATGCAAGCAACTCTGCTACTGCTTCTGCTTCCTCAGCATCTGCAGCAAGTACTTCAGCAACTGCTGCAAGTAACTCAGCCAGTGCTGCTGCAACTTCTGCAAGTAACGCTTCAACATCTGCAACGAGTGCTTCAACAAGTGCCTCAACTGCTACAACTCAAGCAGGTATAGCAACTACTCAAGCAACTAATGCAGCTTCTAGTGCAACCGATGCACAAACTGCTGAGACTAATTCTATTGATTCTGCTGAATTAGCTCAAGACTGGGCTACTAAGACTTCAGGAACTGTAGCAGGTGGTGAATACTCAGCTAAGTATAATGCTCAATTAGCTGCTACTTCAGCTTCTAATGCATCGTCTTCAGCAAGTAGTGCTTCTACAAGTGCAAGTAATGCTTCAACATCCGCAACAAGTGCTGCTTCTTCAGCAGCGTCTGCAGCTACTTTATATGATAACTTTGATGATAGATATCTAGGAGCTAAGACTTCAGATCCTACTCTTGATAATGATGGTAATGCTTTAATTACTGGTGCTTTGTATTTTAGCACTGGTGACAACATCATGAAAGTATACACAGGCACTGCTTGGTTAGCTGCCTTTGCTTCATTGTCTGGTGCTCTAATTGCAACTAATAATTTATCTGACTTAGCAAGTACGTCAGCAGCTAGAACAAACATTGGTTTAGGTAACGTAACAAACGAATCTAAAGCTACAATGTTTACAGCACCTACATTTACTGGCTTGTCTACTTTTAATGACAGTGTACAGATTGACGGTAACTTAACAGTATCTGGTACAACTGTAACAATCAATACATCTAACCTTGCTGTTGAAGATAATATGATTTATCTTAACAATGGTTCAGCTGTTTCTGATCCTGACTTAGGAATTGCAGGTAACTATAACGATGGTACATATCGTCATGCAGGTATCTTTAGAGATGCAACTGATGGTAGATGGAAAATCTTTAAGAACTATACACCAGAACCAGATGCTTCAGCTTTTATTGACACAAGTCATGCTTCGTTTGCTTTGGCTGACATGCAAGCAGAAAACTTCTACGGTGCTTTAACTGGTAACGTAACAGGTAACGTAACAGGTAATGTATCAGGTAATGCAGGTACGGTTACTAATGGTGTATATACATCAGGTAGCTATGCAGATCCTTCATGGTTAACAAGTCTTTCTGAGACTAAAGTATTACCTGTTCAAACAGGAAACTCAGGTAAGTACTTATCAACTAATGGTACTTCAACTTCTTGGCAGAACGTACCAGCAGGTTATACTGATACAAACGCAAGAGCTGCTATCTCAGCTACTGCTCCAGTTTCATACTCATCATCTACTGGTGTTATTAGCATGGCTGCTGCATCTACATCAGCTAATGGCTATTTAACATCTACTGACTGGAATACATTTAACGGTAAGTATTCTACTGGTGGTGCATTAGGTACTCCTTCTAGCGGTACATTAACTAACTGTACAGGCTACACATACGCTAACTTATCAGGCACTGTTCCGACATGGAATCAGAATACTACCGGCAGTGCAGCATCAGCTACAACTGCTACAAACCAATCAGGCGGTACTGTAAGTGCTACAACTGGTACGTTTAGTGGTTCTATAACAGTTAGCACAAATAACGTTACTGGCGGGGGTATTATCCTTGCTGATGATGGCGATATAGTAGATTTGAATACGGGCTATTGTGCTATGCGTTTTAGTTCAGGAGTTCAAATTTATAGTGGTAATAGAACGGGTTCATCAGTCATAACACTTGCTAGTAGTGGAGCAATAACTGCATCTAGCAACATAACAGCCTATTCAGATGAGCGTTTAAAGAAAGATTGGTCTAGCGTAGGTTCTGATTTTGTTGAGCGTCTTGCCCAAGTCAAATCAGGTACGTATACTCGTATTGATTCTGGCGAAAGACAGGCAGGTGCATCAGCCCAAGATATGCAAAAGTTGTTACCCGAAACTGTTATAGGTGATGAAACATTATCACTTGCATACGGTAACGCTGCTCTAGTAGCTGCTATTGAATTAGCAAAGCAGGTTGTTGAGCTTAAGAAAGAAATTGAATTGTTAAAGGCTAGATAATGGCATTACCAGCATCAGGTACAATAGCAATCTCACAAATCTCTACAGAACTAGGTAGAGCTTCTACAGCTAATACTAGCTTAGGAGAGACTGCATCAAGAAACTTAGCAGGTGTAGCTAGTGGTACTATATCAATGAGTAACTTTTATGGTAAATCTAGCACGTTCTCATTCACTATATCATCTCATCAAGCTAATGCAAACTTAAGAACCCTAGCTGTTAACGCAGGATGGAATCAATCTTCTGCTGTAGTAGCTACTCTTGCATCTGGTTATTATATTTATTCTACTGCAGTTGGAACACCTGCTTTAACTATTGATGGTTCGTTCCCCGGTGGTGTAACCTTAGTTAATAATGGTTTCATCATGGGTATGGGCGGTAACGGTGGTGGATATTATTACAATAATAACACACCATCAACAACTATTACAAACTGGGGAGTATCATCAGGCGGTAATGCTATTAACTTAGGTGTTTCATGCACGATTCAAAATAATAGCTACATTGGAGGCGGTGGTGGAGGCGGTAGCTATGGAGGAGCGTCTTCTACTGGAGGAGCAGGAGCTGGAGGCGGTGCGTCTGGTTCTTTCTATTATAATACTGGTGGTACTGCTCCTGCTGTTTATTCAAGAACAGGAGCTAGTGGTGGTGGTATAGGCTCTAACGGTTCTAATGGAGCTGGTACAGCATCTGCTTCAATAGCTATTACATCAGATGCAGTCACAGGTGGCGGTGGCGGTAGAATTATGCCGGGTAGTAACACAGGCTCTCCTTCAGCATCAAACGGAACAGTAACAGCTACAGGTGGCTTTGGCGGTGGAGCAGGTAATGCAGGTGGTAACGCCGGTGTACCAGAAGTATCTGGAGCTGGTAATTATT